TTGGCTTATCTGTAATTTGCCAGCTTCCAGCCCCAGGTCCTGTAATGGAAAGTCCCCCACAAACTTCCGGAGTTGGGCTCCACCATCCCGTCCAGCTAATCGGCGAGGTACCACCAATAATGAACCCACCACAAGCAATGTGAACCACTTTTGCTGAATGGGAAGCCGCTCCCCCAATTATCATCCCACCAGCAGCCACATGAACAACTTTAGCCAACCAGGGAGATGTTCCGCCGGCTATGAAGCCTCCCGAGACATCAAAGAGCACCCGACAAAATGAATCACCGATGCCACCAAGTAAGAATCCCCCGCTGGCCTCAAAAACATACTTCTTGAGGAAAAGTAAATCACCGTAGCAGGTATTTCCATAAGTGGCAATTCCGTACATTATAACTCCGCAGAGACTGTGTAATGAAGAGAGTGCTGTCGATCTGCCGCAGCAGCCACACCGTAAATTAGCCCACCCGTTTCGTCAAAAGAAGCATCTACAACAGCATCAACATCAACGCCCCCCGTTAAATCTCGGAATTTAGCTGATGTTCCTGTTCCTGGCGAATATGCTGTGACAGTACCAGGATCATCACGCATTCTGGGACGTAGCTGAACCCAAAAAGTCACGGTTGTTGTAGGAGCCTGAACATAGGCCATTCCATTATTGGTTGCCGTTCCCGGGGCGGTCGTTAGCTCATAACTTTTCTGAAAATATCTTTCACAAAGAAGGAGTTCTTCTCCGAAAGACCGAAACTCAAACGGTGTCGCCACTTCCCCGGCCTCAAGCTGAACGCCAGTAAGCCAGAAATTGTTGTCGGTAGAATCAAGACCGTTGACTTGGTTGGAAGTAGAGTATTTTCCTGATTCTGTCCAGGTTTCGGCTGTTCCGTGATAAGTTGACCCCATCATCAAAATAAAGGCAACGGCAACACCAATTCCATTTGTATAATTCCAAGTTCCACCGGAGTAATCAAAAGTTAAAGTAATAGATTTCTTTTCCCAAGTACTTGCTTGATTAATAGTATATTCTACAATATAATTTTGGTCTCCAGCAGCAGAATAAAGACATACACAATAAGTTCCTGTTTTAACCGCTTTAACCCAAAATGATAAAGTTGCTGTTTGTCCAACTAAAGGCCTAAAATTATATCCCTCCACAGCTTGTTGTATATACGAATAGTCTCCTGCTCCCATCGTTGGATCAGCAGTAGTACAATCAATTTTAAGAGACTTAGCAAAAGTACATCCAGCCTGAGCAGTAGTTGGAACATCCGAATCCTGTGTAATAGTAATCACAGCGTCACCGCTTTTGTAATATTTCCAACGATCAAGACAATAAGAAGCTGAGGCAACCGATGCAAAACTCGTCCCCCGCTGTGCGATTTCCATCGCTCCATTGATGATTACATTTCGGTTTCTGGTCCGGGCATCCAACACGGCATTGATGTTTGCCGGGGTGATAGCCCTTTCGGTATCGGACCCTGCTGTAGCCTCTGCATCGGTCGCCAACTCAACCTTGCCAGCGGCGTCAGTGGTAGCCGCTATTACTTGTCCGGTCATATCGCGGGTAGTAATCTCGGTCTCAAGTTCATCAATCTTACCGGCCGTGATTATAAGAGCAACACGATCGTTAATCTCCCACTGCTTGGCAGCTGTTCCTTCCTGAGCCCTGGTAATTGTAATAACATCCCCGGCTCGATTAGTAGCATTCACAATTTCTCGAGTGGTATCCTGTAACGGAGAACCATAAGCCTGGCTCCATAAAACTAATCGAAATTGTACCGCCCCGTCAGGAAACAAGGCTCCCTCACCGGCACTAACGGTAAGGGAACCCCCGCCGATTAGAAGCTGTATCGCAAGTTGTGAAGCGGCATAGTTCTTGTTTTTAAGCACAATTGCCATTATGTCGGTGTCCCTTTACTAGCCTGACATTTAGGAGTTACCAGTAACTGGTCTCCGTTGTTTGCCGGCTGGAATGCTACCGCTATAGTTTCAGCGCAGACGAAGTTATCATCGGCATCAACAATGTAATAGCCATAGATTTTTGCATTGCCATTTAATGGCCCGGTAAAGGTAAAGGTCTGCTGGGCATAAGTGGCGGTCATAATCCCGGCAGCCTCGGCCACTGTCCATGAACCCTGTGTCAGAGTCTTGGCAACGTATCCCCCACCTGCAGCCTCGGTGTAATCCCCAGAATCATCGTCATCAGCGGGGGTATGGTCATTCACAAACAACTTTAAGGTGAGATTAACTCCACCCACCGGCCAGTTGTCATTAAAATAAGCCTCAAGAACTCGTTGTGCACCCTCGTCGCCAAATACCAGTGCCATGATCAACCTCTCTTATGCTTAAAATACTCGATCTGTCGAAGGCGATGTTCAGCTTCTTCTTTGGTCAAATCCTTCCTGCTGAGATTCTTCCCCTTCTCGCTGACGACTTTATATCCTTGTGATGTTTTCCTAATCACAGTAACACTCCTTAAGAGTGGGGGCGGTTGCCCGCCCCCTGGGGGCTTAGGACTTGGTCCCGCCCTTCTCTTCGGGTTCGGCTTTGGGCGAGGACTTCGCGGGTCCACCCTTCAGGGATTCATAGTACATCTTCCCTTTATAGGATGAGGCCTTTTTTGTGAAGTCACCGTCCGAGACGTTCCCACCGGAAAACTTGCCTTTCTCGGCCATGGCTCCTACCTCCTATGCTAAGATACGGGAAAGATCGGCGTCTTCCTCGTCCCGTGGTTGGGCTTTCTTTTTCTTGGGCTTATCGAACTTCTCCTCCAATGTCTTCAAAGGCTGAAGAGCTTCGAATACCCAAGCAGCCGGCTTGGTCTCAAAAATCACGGCTCCATACTTCTTATGTTTTCTCAGGAGCCCGATCTCCCTCTCATCCCCTGTAGAATATTTACCATTCTCAAAATGGATGAGTAGGTCCTTAGCCAACTTAATTGTCAGCTCTGGATACTTCTGTGAATAAAATGTTGCCATTGTCCCTCCCCTGAACATGGTTTACTTCCCATTCCCATTCTTCTTGATTTTTTCGTAGGTACGTAGAGCTCCGAATCCCAGCATTCCAGTCAGCAGCGGCATCAGTTCTCCCATGTCGAAGCTTGGGAGTGGGCCCATGCTAACATTAAAAGCGTGTAACAAAAACACAAAGAAAGGAGCGAGCACGTAATGATAGCCCAAAGCAATAGCGCAAACCCATCCGACAGCAGGACGCCAACCCGCCACAAACCACGAAGCATGTTTCGCCTCCTCCGTATTGGTGATCATCTGCTGAAGGCGGGTCTGTAATTCGCCGGCCAATTCCTGGCTCATCAGCGCGAATTTCGCCTTTTCTTGTTCGGTCTTGTCCGGCCAGATCTTGTTCGCGATCGTTTCGATCAGTGAAGAAACTCCCCCAAGTCCTGTTAAATCAAGGCCCATCTTACCCTCCCATCATCTTTGGAATGCCGCCGGTTATGATCTGCCATAATGACTTAAACAGAAACGCTGCCCCGGCTATAGTCGCGGGAACTATCAATCGCCAAACGATCCTTTCGTGATGCTGTAAATGGTTCGTCATTAACGTTTCGCAATTGACAATTCGGTCCTCAGTCCTGGTTAATCGTTCGATCACTTCTTGCTGGAACTTAGTCATACTCACCTCAGTCTAACTTTACCCATACCCACTCAAGCTCTGCTCCGTCTATTGGTGCCCCTGTGGCGTTATAGAGTAGGATCCGGAGTGTATTATCAGCTGGGACATAAGCCCCATTAAAGATCAGCCCTGCTTCCAGGGTACCCAGAGGATTAGCCATAACGGAATCCCCCTCGAGAAGCCCGTCCACCGTTACATCGGTAGCTGCTTGGACACCGGCATTGATGCTGTCCGGATTAACATCTACCTTTCCATGCTCCGGTGTTCGATTTAACCGATAGCACATTGGATACAGAATCCTGTGTAACTGATCGATTAAAGCTTGTAGGCTTTTGGGAAGTAATGGTGCATCTTCAACCTTCGGGAGCATCAATTACCCCCTCGATACTCTTTTTATCCGGGTCCGGACGGCCGCTTAATGCCCGCATTTTTAAACCCTTGCTAAGAGCAACCATGCTAACAAAGGCCTGATTATTCAGAAGATTTATCGTACTTTGGGTCCTAATCTGCTCGGCCACCCCTTGGTAAGAACACTCGAACTGCAAAACGAACAAGCAATTCTCAACAACTGTGGTCTTCCCACCAAGAGAAACCTCCTGCTTTCTCCAAAAAGCACAGCCCTTAGTACATCCCGGACATCTCCCCGTTTTCAGGGCGCATGGTCTTCCAGCCGTTGTTTCGTTCAAAGGATCGTATCCCATTCCCCTCCCTCCTTCATTAGTCTTTCACGCAGAGAATCATATCCCTGTGTAATGGACGCCAAGTTCCAGCCGAGGTAATACCGGGACTAGCTGATCCGGTGGCCCCGGTTCCACCAGAACTAGTATCTCCGGATGACGACCCCGTGCTTCCAGAAACAGGATCGCTGGTTAGTTGCCGGTTATAGGTAGCACCTGTATAACCATATCCCTCATTGTAATACCAACCGGCTACAGCCGAACCATATCCAAATGGGGCTGCCTGTTTAAGGGTGGCGATAGATCCAGTTAGCGCCCCAACCGTTTCCTGGTGCTGGTGGTTTCCTATTGCGTGAATATGAGCCCCAATAGGATGGGTATGACTAGGCCCGGTATGTGTATGGGCATTAACGGTTAATCCACTAACTGTCCAGGATCCACCGTCAGCCCTTGCCCCTGTGACTATCCGAATGACCTTGTCATTAACGGTAGCCTCATCTCGTGTCCACCCGGTGGGGGCGGCATCCTGATCAAAGATCATCCTGGTTCCCGATGGTAACGTGCCACCCGCGGTCTCAATAAGCTCAGCAACCGCTACGGATAGCATTGCCACGGTCAGGAAATTGTCTTTGTGAACCCAAGATGCCCCGCCCAGGGCCTCATGCTCTTTGTTCCAGGCATTCTCGAGAGTTGTTTTGTCCGCTCGATGTATAGCCGGAAAGAATTTTCCTTTGTCGCCATCGGTCGGTACGGCGGTGTCCCAACCCATTTTAATCCCTCCCCATGATCCAGAAATCAGCGGAGCCTACTTCCCCACCGGAGTAGTCACAATATAGTGAAGAAAGAAGTGGATCGTAGATGGCATGCTGGTTGGTAAAGGTTACTGCCAAGTCAAAGTAGTCCACATCGTTGATAGACCCGTAGACCTTGACTGTTCGATCGAAGCCGGAACTTGGCTTGTAATAAAAGTGGAAGTTGCGGCCACGTACCTTGCAGTAACGGCCATCAGTATCGGCTTTCATGATCTCGAAGACCTGAACAGAGTCCCAAAAATCGGTCTCATCGATATCAGCGGCGGCGAATAGGCCAAGATGTACCACATTAGCTGCAGCGGTGAAGTCTGTGGTCCCCATAGTCCAGTCGGCATCATTTAATGAACCGGAGTTATACCATACAGTCCCGGTTCCACCCTTGGCCGAGGATAGCTTACAAACTCCAGCACCAGCAGTACCATTCTTATGCCAGTACACAAGCCGATACCGTTTACCAATAGTAAGTGCCAATTCATAGGTTGCATAACCCTGACTGGCATCGGTATTGGTAATGATCAAATGATTCCCTGTTTTTCCACCCCCAGCACTGATGCTTAAAGAAGTGGCCAAACCTTCTTCCCATGGAAGAACCTGGGTCTCGAAAGCACTGTTTTCGATTTTAAGGACAGAGGAAAGAATTTGCTTGCCGAATAACATGACTAACCTCCACTAAGGAATTGTGGGCGGAGCCGAAGCCCCGCCCGGTAGGAATTACTGTCCAGAAGCGAAGAAGATTACTTCAACCCCATCAAGATTGGCAAAGTGTTCTGCCACTTCCCCGAATGGGGCATCGTCGCTATGGTCGTGATCGATGGCCGCCGTGATATCGTGGTCATGCCCGCCCGCATCTTCTGCAACGAAGTAACGGTACACGGCCCAGACCCCCACATCACCTTCATCGCCCATATTGGCGTTAAGCTCATGGCCGGTGTCGTCCATCACCAGAGCGGGAACTCCACCACCGTCATCATGCCTGATCTTCACATAATAACCAGGCTGACATGTAGCAACGAAGACATCCTTTCCACCGTTATAAGCGGTGAGGTCGGCCTCAAGTCTTTCGTCCCCTGTGTCACTTCTGTCGATGAGAACGGATACCCCGGTAGCAGCATCAGCGTCATGAACGACATTCAGGAACACCCCGTTGGTGAAGTCAATTTTCTCATCTTCAGTGGAAACGGCGTTGTTGGCGCAGAGATAATGCTGCCCAGATTTGGAGTCATATTTCAGGTAGACCCCATTGCCTTCCGGGGTAGCGTCTAGCTCCACTGTGGCGCAGAAAACGGGGGATGCCGCAGCATGGGTCCATCCCGCCTCTCTGTAAATATTATGACCATGATCAAGTTCCGCACTGACCGATCCGGTATGATCATGAGCACCATCAGCCGCAACGGACCCGGGGGCATAAGCCCTGATAGTTCCCTGGGTGGGATCATACTCAATGACGTAGCCACTGGCCTGTCCCAGCATCAGGGTGTAAAGGCTTTTGCCGAACTGGAAATCTGCGAAAGTTACCGGCCATCCACCAGCTGGATAATCGTCATCCAGGGTGATAACTCCGGCACGAATCGAGGGCCCTTTTGGGATGTAAGCCCTTAAACTGTTGTCAATTTCTAAAGCCATTTTCTTTCTCCTTGTGGGAACGCCCCGGGCCGTTAAGCCCGGGGCACCTTTGGTTTGATAAGACTCCTACTTAGGAGTATTACGGCGCGAACGAGCTCATGTCCTCGATGTACCCGTGGCATTTCTCGTGATGAATTTCGAGGCCTGCCTCGGTTAGGAACTCATCAAGGGTTCCATCGGTGGCTGCCGTCTGGCGGTTCACGTAGAAGTCGGTGTCGTCGATGAACCGATACTTGAGCTTGTCGGTGTCAACGACGAGCATCAGCTTCCGCCATTCGGTATGCTCGTTGAAGAGGGGATGCATTCTGAGGTACAGGACCCCGAAAGGAGAGATGTACTTCACAAGGCTCATCCCGTAGGTCTGGGCCCCAGGAACCTGCTGAATGGTGCTGCGGTTTTTGGCCAGCTGATTCAGCACGTTAAGGGCGGTGGAGCCAACGAGGGCTAGCTTCTCGGCGGAGCCATAACGGAAGAGCCGCTCCATGTAGCTGTCCCAGTCGGACTCGGTGACAACCCCACCAGCGTCGATGGCGTTGCTACTGATGAACCGCATGAAACCACGGGTGGACCGGATTGGATGCCCGCCGGCCCCTGTGGTCTGGTAACGATGCCCCCAGATGAAGGCCTTTTCCATCTGAATGGAATGGAACTGCAGGGCCTCCCGCTTGGCTTCCTCGTAGGCTTCCCCGGTGCGAAGTCTGGTTTTCTTCGCTGTTCTGGTGATCCCGAGGGAGTCACGGAAGATCTGGGCGTAGTTGTACAGGTTGTCAGGCTGATAGCCAATGGGGGTAGGAGTGGTTGTTCCTTCCTCATGAGCCGTTCCAATGATGATAATGTACTCATTGGCTTCCCACTGAGTCCCAGCAACTTCTCCCCATCCTTTGGTGATGGTAATAGTGTTGTTGGTGGGATCGGCGGTAACAATGGCCGCTTCACCACTCGTCTCGTGCATAAAGACCTGGCCCTTCTTCCAGTACTTGTACTCGTCGTTTGCACCGGCGGTCTTCAGCACCATTGAACCAGCACCGGCAAGAACCTGGGCATTCAACTGGAATCTCTGTGAAGGCAGGGCCTTCTCGAACCAGTTAAACATCGCGTCATCAGTGGCTTCGCTTTTCAGCTTAGACAGAAGAGCCGTCAGGGGCGCTTCCCCATTCGGAAAGAGGTATAGAATCATCTCTCTCCAGTTATAGGGTCTCTCGACGTCGCCGACGAAAGTCCCGGATCCTTTCATTCCAAGAATACCTGCCATTTGAAACTACCTCCTTAAGAAAGTTTTCCCGTTTTTTCGAAGTTGATGGATTGCTCCAAGTGCGTCTGACTCGGGGTCTTCTGCGGAGATTGGTTGCCCCTGGTTTCACCGCCCTCACTTCGGGTGCCCGGGGTCGCTGTCTTACCAACTAATCTTTCCAGCTCCTGCCGGGTCCGTTCGGCGATCCTACCAAGTAGCAGGTGCGGAGGTACTTTTGGATTCTCCGCCATCACCTGCCCACTGACTGCCCCAACTAACAGCTCCTTACCAACCAAATCTTTGTTGGCTGTATAAAAAGCTGACTTAACTGCATTGCCGTAATTCTCCGTGTCCTTAACCTGGGTTAACATCCCCTTTGCATCGTTGATGGCATGGCTATGGATACGGCGGCCGTAACTAGCCAACCCCTTAACAGGATCGGTCTTTAACAGCCGTTGTTCATCCTCCGTGGGAACGAACGGATCTTGAGAAGTAGCGGGTTGTGCTCCCGGCTGTGGGCCACCAACTCGAAGGCCCTGTAATTCTCGATCTCTCCGTTCCAGCTCCTCTTGGAGAAACTTATTATCCTCACCAAATTCGGTGAGCCGGGTCTCAAGACTTTGCAAAGCTTTTATGGCTTCATCTTCGTCCTTGTAACGACCCAGAATCTTCTTCTCCGCCCCCTGCTGTCCAGTACCCTGTCCAGCGACCTTATTGGTCTCGCAATTGGGGTTGGTGCATTTGCCTTCAGCGTTAAGCTGTCCTCCGCATTTTGGACACATGATTTATCCTCCCCTGTATTTTAAATATAATCCGAAGTCCGCTGCTTGTAAACAGAGTACTTCTGAACTAAAAAGACTTACTTCCCCTCATCCCCCTTACCAATATCGACGATACCAGTAACCATGCTCATGAATAATTCCAATTCATCGATCTGGCCCGAACAGTAAGAATGAGCGGACATGAACTTCTCGGTAGAGGCTCCGTCCTTGGTCTTCCAGAAAGGAAGATTCATTTGTTTCTTTAGGCCCTCTGCACGATCGGTCATGTACTGTTGCACCATCGGCCATCCAACACATCGCCGAATTTCCTTCAGCGCATCGGCCAGTTGTACCAGTTCTTCTTTCTTAGCCATTTTGTCCCCTCCTCATAGCATTCATTGCATCTGCCATTGCATTCATTCCCCTCGGGGCACCGGGCCCTTTAGCGGGAACCATGTTACCTTTCTGCTGCTGGTCCATCATCTGCTGTTGCTGCATGACCTTGGACTGAAGAGAATCCGGCTTTAGCAGGAAGTCTTCAAGATTCTTGACCCCCATTCCCCTGACTCCTTCCTGGAAGACTTCCACCACATCAAAGATCTGGAGCAACTGTGGAATAGACACAATAGCCTGGAAGATTTCCTTCCAAGTCTGAGCCAACGCCAATTTATCTACAGGGAAACTTCCGTCAACCGGCGGGAAATCAAAGTTACCGATGATATCCTCCGGGCTGACTTGCAGGCTTTGGGCCATTCTAGGATCCTTAGCAAGACGACCCATGATCCTATAGAACCTAGTTTCGCTAAGATACTGCTGGGTATTCATTGTGCATTTCTTAACGAAGGGCCACAACCCCATCCAGTAAAAGAGCTCAGCTGTAGTCTTCATTCTTCCCCCGGACATCTGCTGAATCCCTCTTACTTCTGTAGCAGTCTTTGTTCCACCCACATTTGGAAGCCCCATAAAGTTATCTGCAATTCCTGTAATTCTTTGCAGAAGACTAAGAATGATCTCAGCATCGGCCATGTGATTCCTAGTGACATCTACAATCTGCAACTGAGTAAGGGCGCTTCGAACATCGGTTCCATAAGCTGCCGGAAGTAACCGGATTCTTGCCCCTCCCTTAGCTTTCATATCCTCCATGACTAAGCGAGATGGGTCATAGATAAAGATGTCATTTATGGCCTTCTTGACATTCTCCATATGGCTATTGAATAACCAGGATAAATGCTCATTTAAAGGCTTGACCAACTCTATAAGACCAGGATTCAGGGCTGTATGCACGTCGGGGTCATATTCAAGGCCGTCCACCGGGAACTCCCCGTGGTAGTTATCCATCCTTTCGGCCCTGATAAGGGTCTCCTTATTGCCGAGTGTTATCACCCAGACCTCCGGAGAGACCCCCTCGCTGAGCCCATAATCAGAGGGAACCAGCTTTATCCACACCTCCTCAAGCAGCGGATACCCCATATCGACCTTGTCCACGTAGTCATCCTGGGTCATTTCGGGCATACCAAGAATCTTTGGTATCTCCGAGGTAGCTGTGGATTCCACCCCTAAGGTCTTTGCCGTCCTACTTTTGAGCTCCTTGACGTTCATGTAGAAACCGGATTCCTCGTCTCTAAGCAGCTCGTTGTAGGATTTCCGGGTAACAAAACAGATGAATTCACCATCCTGGGCGCGGGAAACAGGAACTCTAGGATCATGATAGGTTCTCCATGGATCGCTAACGGATGGCCAATTCCCTTCAAAGGTAGTGATTATCTTGGTATTTCGTTGTTTCGGCGGATCCATTCCCAGGGTTCGCATCAGCTGGCCGATAACGGGAAGCTCCTCCAAAACAACTCTTGGCTCCTTTTTGGTCCTCCATTCGTTCTTCATCCAGCCAACACCATAAATCAATGTATCATGGAACCAGTAATATAGTTTCAAGGCGAGGGTTACTTGACTCATGTTATAGGCCAAAACGGTCTCTACAGCCTGAGCTGGTTTTACATCCTCTGGGCCCTGGCCCTCTACCTGGAGAATAGGCTGCCTGGCTCCAAATACAGACATCAGGTAAGTGACCATAGTATGAACCATGGCATATGGCAAGGGAATAACTAATGGGGCAAAACCAGGATATTCTTTGTCCTTGTCCTTCTTCTTGTAGGATTGATCTACTGCAGAAACATCAATATAGGCCCTATATTCTCGCTCCACGTCCCTCCAGCGCTGGGTCCTAGATGCATATTTCCTTTTGGCATAGTCGATCCTGGTACGAACCAGTTCCTTGAGCCTATCATGGAGGGGAAGTCCAGGCATAAAGTTGGGAGCTCCCTCGTCCGGCAAGGCTTGTCTTCCTTCCTCTAGAAATACTTCTTGCTCATCGCGCGTAGCCATTAGACTCTCCTCCAGTCATCGCCCAGATCGCCCTTCACTACATGTTCTCTGTAGTCCAGCCAACAAGGTTCCCTGAGCATTATGCGATAAAGATTCTCCATCATGTGATCGTCTTTGTCTTTGGGATGCTGTTTGGGGGACTTCTCAGAATCAGCTGAACGTCGCCATCTATCCCAAACATATCGCTGAATTTCCCACTTCGTCACCTTCAAGTTATTGAAAAAATAGATCTCCGGCATGGCCAATTCATGGCCGTCTAAGGTCCTCCGTTTACGAAGCGCCAACCCCTCTTTCACCCTCATAATTCCGGAAGAAAGGGCCTTCGGAGCCATTTGAAAAGCCAAACCGCGCTTCTGCAATTCGGTAAACAGAGTACTTGGCAAACCTTCCGTGGCGTCATGGGAGGAACGATTCACCATATCCGCAACGTCCGCACTCGGGTCAATAAGCCTCCAGATAAGCCAATATTTGGCCTCGATGACTTTAATCCTTGTCGCGAGGTTGTCGATGTCGAGGTCCTCAAAAAACTCGCTAAAGAAAAACTTCCTTCCTGCGGGATCAACTGCACACATAAGATATGCGTGTTCCGTGCGGGGGTGCGGATCGAGAGCGCAATAGACAGGCCAAGGTAGATTGCTCTCTTTCTGTGGGTTTGCCAGATACTGTGGGATATCTGGAATCGCAAAGGGAGGTACATCGTGAATTTTGGAGCTATAATTCTTGTAAACCAAGCCACTGAAAGAGACAAATTCACCCAACAATCGCATTCGTTTCTCTTCTTCGTCATAGATCTTTTCCTCGACCTTACTGATGGCTTTTTGGGATAAATGTGGATTATCCTTCGTGGCCATTACAAAGACTTCTATGTCCGGATCGCCTTCGGGATCAGCTTGGTCCATAAGAACCCGCTTCCCGTCCTCATCAGTGGTCATAGCGACTATCCTGGAGGCCCTTAGGTATATTCGGTCATAAACCCAAGTCATTCCATTAACCGGAGTCATCGCTATTACTATGTCCCCGTCATAATCAGTAATACGAAGCAAGCCCTCATCGTAGTAGGTTTCGGGGGGCTCCTCATCAAATTGAATCCGATGTCGAGCAGTACCACCATGTTTCAGGAGGGGCTGTTCGTAAGTCATTAGCTCGATCTTTGACCCATCGATAAAGGTTGCTACCTGGAGGTCCTCGGAGTAGTCTGCGAAGGCGTCAGCAGGAGCCCATTCCAGAAGTTTTGGTTTGATGATCTTCTGGATACCGTTGGGATAGTCGGTAGCGTTGATTCTTACGAACACCGGCTCGGGATGCAACTTCTCTTTTGGATACTCATCCTTCAACGAATCCGGGACTTGCTTCGTAGTATATATCTCGGTATCGACGGTCGCTGTGACCGATTTCGATGCCCGGTTGCCGCCTAGAAGCAGGCGGATCATTGCTTTGCTTTTATGAAACTCGCGCGCTACAGGAGACACCGGCTCATACAACTTGAACTTGCATTCACCGGAAATGGCCAGATCCTCGGTGGCGTTGAGCATCTTGACCAGATCTTCACGCGTCATATTTTTAAGGCTGGCCTCGACATACTCCTTGGACAACCCCTTAAGCGCGCCCTTTACCAACTCATTGGCTCCTTATAGACCTCAATCCCACGAGTCTGCAGGTAGGGGATCAGAATGTCGATTCTCGCGGCGTATGTGTACCACGGGCTCCCGGCCCGGCAAATCCCAACAATGTATGGCTGGCCGTTAATGAAAGCAAACAACGGGGACCCGGAGTCACCAGGAATAATCTTTAAATTAAGAGAAACGTCATTCGGCGAAAACCACGGAAGCTCATGCTCCATTCCCTCAATAAGTATGGCATGATGTTTTGCCAAAGTTCCGTAGTTGACCTGGTGATTATTTTCGTTAAGTTCTCCCTCATACCTGGACATGACCATGTTGGCAACCGACCATCCGGTAAAGAGGCACTCAGACGAAGTAATCTTATATGGGGCTTCAAATGGATGTCTGGAGGTCATTATCTTAAGAACGGCCACATCAGCATCCCTATCAGAATAGATAAGCTCGGCAGGATACTCATTTACATAGATTGTGGTTGAAATAACCTTGGTGACTGGACCCACCCACCGCATGTAGGTATGTTCTGGGTCTTTCATTTCCACACCTTTTGGGACAACTACATGCGCCGCGGTTACAATAAGGTCCTTCCCAAGATAGAAACCAGACCCCTCAAGTCGGTAGAAACCAATTCCTGGCTTCCACTTCGTGAACATAAAATCATTCCCAATTCCAGGATAGGTACCTTCCGCAACTCCGGTAGTTATGATATGAATAATGAAGGTGTCCATATTTGGAGTAATATCTTTATTATCCACATCCGCCCACTCGGGAAACTGCCCTGGTAGCTGATCGAAGGCGGCGGCGCTCCCAACCGCGCACATGACAAGAGCGCATACCAAGATGAAGATAATCGGCCATAGCATGAATCCCCAAAATACCTTCCAGGATGGAGGTACTGCCTGAGGAGCATGAACCCACCTATCTACCATCTTCTGTCCCATCACTCTCCTCCTTTACTTCTTGTTCTGCCGCATTCAAGATGCGGTTCATAAGCATCTGCCTCAGCTCCGTATCAGAATACTGAGCTGTGACAATTGCTCCTTTCACGGAGATGTTCTGGGTGGGCTTGGGCGCTAAACGGTCAAGAACTTCGGTGCCCACTGTATTCCGGAGCCATACTGAAGCCTTTGGACTTGTCAGGATCGCATCTTTAAGTGCCAGGGCTTTGGGCGCCATCCCCAGGAGAAACCTCTGAATGTCTCTTACTTGCTCTACTTTGAAATTTTCGCACATTTTAAGGAATTTACTTCTTGATGCAACCTGGGTGCTGAAGGCCTTCTTGAGACTTCCTTTTGTTATTTCGCCAGGCCTGGGCTTGCGGGTTTTGCGCGGAGTGAAGGTTAATTGCTCTTCATCTTTGGCATTAGCATCCCTTGGGATGCGATTCGCAGCTCGCTGCTCATTCTTCATGGATCCTCCCGATAGATTAAATATATCACCTTAAAATCTAGATGTCCACTATGTACTTCTGATCTGGCACCCCATAACACTGCATTAGTGTCCTTCGGACACGATTCGCAGCTAGCTGCTCATTGTTTTTTAGCGTCGGGAGTACCGCTGCTACCTTAACATTGTTCTTTTATGTGGTACACACGAACACCTAAATCTTAGGTCCAGGACCTGCTTCCGGGTATGGGGGTAGGGTGTAGGCCCTATGCTTAAGATCCTATATATAATAGATCCTAGAACCAGGATGCTATGACCTAAATATGTAACTGTAATTGTAATTCTAATTGAGAATGTATAGTAGACTGTATTTGCTATACCTAAATGTAGAGCTAATATATAGTTATGATTATATAAATGAGAATGTAATATCTAAAATGTAAATGAGAATAACATATTCAGGATCTGATAATAGAATTTTAGCGAAAAAGTCGTGGGTAAATCGTGCGTGCGGGAAATAAAGGTGACTGACAAAAAGTGTGAGTCGTTCCTGCCAAAAAATGTTAGTCACAAAAAATGTGAGTCACAATCCACGTCAGGCCCCTCACAATCCACGTCAGTTTGGCCATTTTTTCATCAAAGTGTGCAAATTTCGGCACCCTTTGGCACGATTTTTTCGTCATATATTATGAAAGCTGCCGAAAATTCGGCGCCCCGAAAAAGGGGTAATAACCAAAAGGAGGAAGGTAAAATGAAAAAGACATGGGAAGAAGGGAAAGGGAAGAGGGCCCTGGATATTATTCTGGACCCAAATTACAAACAACCCACAGCCAAGGAGGTAATTGAAATGGAAGACTTACAGGGAAAGGTAGAAGAAACCAAAGAGGTACCGGTGAAAAAGGTAGGGAGAAAAACCCCTATCATCCTG